TCTTTAAAGGTCGGTACTTTATGCGCTCCGAAATTCAATATCTTAAGAGCCATATACTACATAGTTAGAGTTGCCGCCTGAGTAGGTGGTAACTGGTGTTGATGTTCCCGTTACTTTGACTATTCCCGATTCTAATTCAGTCAATCCAGTCGGGTCTAAATTTGAGCTTGATGAGTTCGCGTAAACAAAATACCGCCATTGTCCCTCCGTTGGTAGTTCTACCTCTGCGTTCAAGTTGTCCGGGCTTGTCTGTTCTGTAATGGTAAACTTGTTAAACCGCTCAGGGTAAAGACTTGAATCCGTAGCAATGCAGTACTCCACCGCCTCCGTGTTGTCCGATTGGAACTTGAACAGGTAATAAGTAGCCGTTCCCTTTTCAGTAAGGGTCAAAGCTATCTCGTTTGCGCTATTTCGTTCGATGTTTATCAAACTGCAAACACTACGTATTCGATGTCGCAATCTGCCGTATCTGCTTGTGCGCTTATGTTGTCGATATCCACAAATGCGCTGAACGCTCCAGCCGCAGTATCTGCATCCATACTGCCAGTCGATAGCATAAAGGTAGCCCCAGCATCAACTTTCACGTCTGCCGTTTCTGCCCCGCTATTCTTGAATCTTACCCGAATGAAGTTAGTGTTATCCAAGTTGGTTATGCGGATGTACTTGATTGACGAACGTACAAACTTCCCTTGCCCGTTTGCTGTATTAAGTTCTATTAGGTCTATCTCATTTGCTGAGTCAACGGTCATTACTCTTCGGTCAGCCTCCGCCACGTTGTCAATTGAACGTGTGTGTGAGCCTCCTCGGTCAACTCCTCCGAGCGTTAGAGATTCAACGATTTGAACCGTTGCGGTTGCTGGTGTTACGGTCGATGCCATGCTTGTTTTTCTTTAAATAGCAAAAAGACGAAATTGTGCCAAACGAAAAAGGGTCAGCGTTAGCCGACCCCTTCTCAAACAGAACAATGAAAAAGTGAAGATACGAATTAATTTGTAATCGCAGTTACGTCTGCGGCATCAATTGAAAGCATTTGCTCCGCTTCCATTCCGCTAAACGTCAAGCTGTAACCGCTAAGGTCTGCGAAAGCCGTTCCAGTTGCAGAAGTTCCAGCGTTCAACTCAAGACCATTTTGCCAGCCAACAACCCAATAAGAGCCATCGTTAGTTTCAACGATAGCCACCAAACGCTGCTGAGCCAATACCTTGATTTCATTTCGCTTGTCAACATCCAACTTTGAAAGCACCACAACCACCTCTGGAGTGTAGTAAACTGTTCCGTTCTGACTGTTTCCGTTGATGGTTTCGGTCAAAGAAGATGTTTCCTTTAGCTGCTCGTAATTGTAGAATGTAGCCGTTGCAGTAATTGATGTAACTGCTCCAGCAGATACAACAGGAGTTAAAGCAAGGTAATCGTCAAGGTTCGCAAATCTAACGCTCTTCACTCCGCCTACGGCATCGCGGCAGTCAAGGTCGAAACCCGTAGTTAGTGCGCATCCAGTATATGCCATTTTTTTAGTTTTTAGAGTGAAGGGGCGACCCGAAAGCCGCCCCGATTAGATTAAAGAGATATAACAGAAACTTGGTCAGGGAAAGCTACCTGTGCGCCTACTGTCAATTCAACCGCAATTTTGAATTTTCGGTCGTCCTGAGAGTACCAAGACTCGATGCGTGAAGCATCTTCTTCCAAGTCCATGCCAACGTACATATTGCTGGTACGAGCAAGGTAAACATCGTTTACTGCGCTAAGTCCGCTTGTAGCTTGAATCTTCAAGTTAGTACCAGGCATAACCATTGACAATGAACCCATGTCAGTTTGGTAACCTTGAAGCTGACCTCCAGCAGTTACGTAAGATGCGCCAAGACCGTTCTGAATAGCAATAGCCAACGCTCTGAATTTGTCAGCACCAACGAATACAACAGCATCATCGTTTTCGATAACAGCATCAGCAGCAGCTTCGTAAACTCTTTGTACTGCCTCAATCATATTGTTAGCAGTCAATGCTGTAGTTAAAACAGAACCCGAACCGAATGCAGTTGTGTTTGCATCGATGTAAGAACCACCAAGAATAGCATCTCGGAAACCGTTAAAGAATTGGAAGTTACCCGACCCAGTTGGAAGTCCCGAAGTTGGTACAGCACCAACTGATTTCCAAATCATCTTCTCCAACTCAGCAGCGATTTTGCTTACCAAGTAGTTAGCGAAGAACTCCTCGAAAGGAATTGTTTCGTAATGCGCTCCTGAAGGTAGTTGAGTTCTAAGGTAGATAGCCTCAAGTTCCTTTGGGCAGAACTCCATATTCAACTTCAGTTTAGCTGGGTCGATGAATCTCTGCGTTAGAGTGATGTCTCCATCTTCATTCCAAGCACAACCGCTTCCATCTTGGAAAGTAACGTCAATGTCGGCTAAGTTGATAGCACTTTTACCTTTTACTCCAACTTGCTTTTCAACAAGTGCCATAGTTGGCGAAGAAGTTAGGGCTTTAGCAATTAGCGGAAAATTCTGCTCTTCAATGTAAGCTTGAAGTCCGCTCGTTAGTGGTGATGGTGCAAATGGCATTTTAGTATAATGTTTTTTGGTTTATTTCTTGGTTATTGCGCGCATCTTCTCTACCATCTCGGTGTAGTCGATGCCTTTGTTAAATGGGTTAGCTACCTTCTTAGAAGGCTCTTCCTTTGGAGTAGCTGCCATCTTCTCAACGATGTCGGTAATTAGTCCAACAGCTTTCTCGATGTCGCTTACCTTCTCAGTCTTTGCAAACTTGGCAACCTCTGACTGAATTAACGTAGCAACTGAATCCATAATGTCCAACTTGAACGCCTCAGGGTCAAATGCAGCAACTTCCTCAGCAGCCATTTCTTCCTCTTTCTCTTCTTCTGCTTCTTCCTCAACTGGCTCAGGGCTCATAATCTCAACGATAACACCGCCTTCAGTTCTTACGATATCTCCGCTTTCAAGTTCGTGTTCGCCATCTGGTGCTGGTACTACTTCGCCATCCTCTCCAACTACGGAAAGAGCAGCTCCGATTTCCAAAGATTCGTAACGTACAATAGTGCCATCAACGAGTTTGGCATCTTCAAACTTCTCCTCAGTCTCGCTGAAAAGTAGCTTCTTGATTTCGGGCAACTTAGACCCAACAAGTTCTGAAATGTTCATAGGTTGTTTTTTTAGTAAATAGCAATTCAAGAAAGGTGTGCCACTTGGCTATGCTCTTAGTGCTTTCTCCACCTCTTCGATTATCATTTTGTCAACGTCCATTTGGCGAGACTCCGAGAACACGCCCTCAACGCTGAACCCTTTGAAAGTGCCTTTCTTAACATCCTCCCATACCTCATCGTTGTCGACCTTGTAACTCACGAACCAAGAACCGTTAGGCAGCTTGTCGAATCCTTTTGGTGTTGGCTTCATCTCGTCAATTAGGAATGACTCAAACATAAACACGCCTTCCACATCTGTTGAGTGGTCTAAGTTGGTCGCGTTGGTCTTGCCCTCCTTCATAAACTTGTAGGCTATCTTACGTATGGCATCCGAATCGAATACAACGTAGTACTCGCGCCCGTCCTCATCTCTGCGATAGATTGGGTAATCGGCAACCATTGCCGCGCCTGACACGATTCGTTTCTCTTCGTTCAATGCGAACTTGTGCTTCTTGTTAAACGCCATCCAATTACGCTCAATGGCTGGATGGTCAACTAAAGAGATTGCATCAAGACCCGTTTCGTGGTCTTCGTCAATTGTTAAATAGATTACTGGTAGTTTTTCCATTATCCGGGGAATGTTGCTTGTGATTCAATTTGACTTATGTTGTTTTGGTTGCCCGTGACTTCTGTCTCCACGACATAGGCCTGTATTGGCGCGAGTTGGGCTTGTTCCGCTCCTCCGAGTTCGGTTGTGTTTGTCGTTACTGGTTGAATAGCTGGAGCTGATGTTATTTGTGGAGGTGTAGGTGCAGGCGCAGAGCCACCCGGTACATTAGCCGTGTTTAATGTTGAAACTGCCGAAGAAATACCAGCTATGACCGCAGCGACACCCGTAGCAATAGCCGCTATGTTCGCTGGAAACGGCCCAGTCTTTTGCGCTTGTGCAATTGCTCCTGAAACAGCGGTTGCCGTATCAATAGCAATTTGAGCAATAGCCAAAGTCTTTTGTATTGCTACCGCCTGTTTTGAGTTGTTTCCGCTCGCCTCAATTAAACCGCCCAAAGCACCAAGAACATCGCTCGTTCCCTTCAATCCAGCTTCTCGTGCTTTCTGTTTTTCTTCCTCTGCTTTCTTAACATCTGCAACCGCCTTATCTTCGAGTTCCTTTTTCTTCTTGGCTTGTGCCTCAAGTAACTCAAGTTCCTTATCTCTGAACTCTTGTTGGATTTGCAGTATTTCAGCTTGTGCAATTTGTTCAAGGTTCGCCTTTAACTCTTTCGCTTGTGCATCCTCTTCAACTATTTCGGCAAGTTTCCTTTCAAGATTTGCTTCTACCTCCATAATTCTACGGAGTTCCTCGTCTTGGATTAACGCAATTCGGCTATCAGCTAATTCCCTTTCTATTTGTAGTCTACGCTCTGCGGCTGCTAGTGCCGCCTCTGCTTCAAGTTCTGCCTTTTCTTTTTGCTTATCAATATTCTCTTGAATCAGCGCGTTCTCATTCGTTAACTGCTCTGAACGCTGTCCAGTTATACGCTCATTGATGTCGGCTATTTCCTTTCTTGCGTTGATTACTTCAATCTCAGCATCTACTGAGTCCTTGTTAGTTGACTGCTCAAGTAGTGCCAACTCCAAACGCTTGTTGGCTAACTTTAACTCCTCTTGTGTTTGTTCATCAAGTATTCGCCCAAGTTCTTTGTTTGCCGCTTTCCTTTTTTCAAGGGTTAGGCTCACATCGTCCCGAATCTGTCTTTGAATCTCCGCTTCTCGTTGATACTCTAAGATTAAAAGTCCTTGTTGCGCTTCGGCAAGTTTTACCTCTTTTCGGAGTGTCTCAATCTTGGTAGCTGTGTCAATCGCTTCTCTTCCAGCGTTTGCAATGCCATTCACAAACTCATTCTGTTGCTCAATGCCAAGACCAGTAGTAACTTGCACTAATGCTTGACCATATTGCTGCATTCCTTCTTTAACCCCATCCCAATCAAGTTCAAAAGCTGCCTTTATCACCTTTCCGACCCCTTCAGCAGCTACTGCAATTCCATTTACTCTATTTAAGAAATTGGTTTTAATTGCTTCCCATAAATCTTCAAGGGCTTGTTGAGGGTTCTCAAATGCGTCCATTAACGCGCCACCCAAAGGCTCAACGGCTTTGAATAGTTGATTGAATAAAACTTCGATAGCTTTGAACGCAATGGCTAAAGTGTCGACTACCTTTTGGTTCTTCATTAACAACTCCTTCAAGAAGTTGAAAACCTCCATAGCGACCGCAATTAACCCCAAAGACTTAAGCACCCCTCCGATTGAAGTGCCAAACCCTTTCATTCCCTTAGACGCTCCCTTTGCTCCTTTCTCAGCAGACTGAAAGCCCGCTTTCATTTCGTTAGAAAGTTTCTCTTGGGTAGACTTGACCTTTTCGAGTTCTTCCCTTAACGCAATTATGTCGTCATTGGCTTCGCCCGTTTTTACGTCTACTTCTATTGCTACTTTGGTCGCCATTAGTTCGAGTTAATTAGAATGGCATTGTTACTATTTTGTAATACGTCTTCACGTAATACGTGCCAGTTCCCTGAGTCGCGTCCGCTGAAGCGTATAACTGAATCTTGGTGTTGGTCTTTATGTCTGTGCTATCTTGAACATTGAAAGTACCATAAGCGTCCGTTCCCGAATTGATAAGAGATTGACTTACGTTTACGATTGTGTCTGTGAAACCATTATATACAAGTTCTATGCCTTTTACAGGAAAGTCGTAAGCTGTTACACCAGCATCAACCGCGAAGTCAATGCCAACTGGAATGACTGCTACGCCAGCGCCTCTTGCCTCCAACCCTACAATGTCAACTGGGTTAGAGTTTAAATCTTGGTTAGTGAACGATTGCCACCCCGTGCTGCACGCTAAACATTCCACACCGTTGTCGCTTCTTGTCCACAGGCAGTTGTCCGCTTGGTTATAGAAAAGTTCGCCCTTGTAGATGTCCGTAGCTATCCAAGTTCCATCTGTGTGGTCGTTGCTACTTGGTACGGTTGGAACGGTTCCCGTTATGGTTGACCGTTTAATCTTGATGCGTGAGTCTTGTGTTGCCATTAGTCTACTCCTCCTTCTATGTTATAAATAGCTATTTCAGAAAATTGTGTCTGCACGATGTCCTCGCCTCCATCAACCGCGAAGATGTTTGTGCCACCATTCAATGCCCTGACTTCATTCAATCCACCATCCAATATCTCCACGTTGTCCTGTTCCTTGCCGTTGACAAACGTCTTGTTTGATTCTGTTATAATTACTCCGTTGGTGTTTATCAGTTGGACGTTGTGCAGCCCTCCAGCTACCTCGTTATCATTGCCGAAAATGGTGATGTTCTTTGAGCCTTCGCCTATTGTGTTTCTGCTTCCTACTATTTTGAAAGCTGTAACGCTATCGCCTACTCTGTTGTCTGCTCCGCTAACCTTCCCTTGAAACGGTGGGTACTTGTTCCCGTTGGTCTTTATTTCGGTGGAAGGTGAAGGCATCTTTTCCTTGCCTAAATAACCTCCGCTATTTAAACTCTTTTCTGATTTTTGGAACGTAACGGCTTCCTTAATTTTAATTAACTCAACCTTCGTTAACCCCTCTTTAAAAGGGTTGTAATTCATTACCTTGTTGAGTCTCCAGTAGCTATTATCTATCACTATTTGGTCGCGGAAGTCCAAGGTGTTGATGTCCGTTGG